GAGTTTCTTTGAGGTGTATAGGGGTCTATAGAGTGGCCTATAGATTCCGAGTTTAGAGGCTTGAGCCGTAGGCCTGAGGTGCCTGCGGTACAGCGTACAGCCGCTTGTATTGAACCGACAGGTAACGTATTGTTGGATTCAACAAAATGATAATGATAAGGTGAAAAATGTCAGATACTTTCAGAAAAGAATATAAACCCTTAAGTGAAGTTCAAAAATTAGCGATACTTAGAATTAAAGAAATTGCCGAAATATTTGAGAAAGAACTTACTTATGAAATAAATCATGACAATAGAATGATATCTCTAGCTAAAACAAACCTAGAACAAGCTGTCATGTGGGCGATTAAGGCCATAACTTAATGAACTCTTACACTCCCGCAGCCGACCAGAAAGAACTCCAACGCAAGCTCGATGCCATAAACAAGTGCGGCAAGAACATGGGTCCGCATGACTATATTCCAATTGAATGGCAAAATGTTGAAGATGGTTTAAGGCAAGTAACAAAGCTAATGTGCCGAGTGTGTTTCGTCTATGTTAAATGCGATACCCTCATGAAAATGCACGGTGAAGTTAAGCTATAAAGTTTTTATAGGCGTAAATGCAATGAGGCTCATTGGCGGCCCCTAAATAGGTATTATAATATTTTTTGTAGTATTCCCATATCGCCTGAGGATCGTTGGCAGGTGGCAACGGAGCTTGAATCCTGGCATAGAATATTCTGCACAACGCGGTCGCATACCGAAGATCGTATATCAGTTTATCCTCTGGCGGCATATTCCGAACATCGAAATTGTGCAGGAGCATCATTAAAAGCCCGGACTTCTTAGCGATGAAGTTTTGCCACAGATCGTTGTAAGTAGCCGGCTCCATTTGATAAATCCCCAGCGCAGGGCCATTTAACTGCTTCAGATAAGTCCCCCCTCCAGATTCCACGGCACAGGTAAAGACGAGCAATTCCTCGGCTTCAGGCGAATACATCACCAGGTCTTTGAGTGTAGGCTGAATGATTAACTCTCTGAGCTGAGCGGCTTTGAACATGACTTTCATTTCCTTAGTGGGTAGGTTAAAATACGATCAACTTATATAGGAAAGCATCCTAAATGGCAATCCAAACTCAAGGCGAAATTATCTATAAAAAGCTCCGAGAAGGCCCAACTAAGTATATCGAAGAAATCCATTGCCCCATGCTACTTGACATCATGTGTGATCCCAATAAAGGCACAAAGACAGCCTTTTGCGCGGCCGCCTATATCAGCGCCGCACAGTTCACAAGATGGGTCAATATGTATGAGTTCTTCAGGGACATCTATGGAGTTGCCCGGATGATAGCCCAAGAGAACTGGGAAGAAGAAGGTAGAGACCTAAGATTCCATCAATCGCTTCCAGGCGCACAAGATCATCGTTTTGACCTTTGGCGAGCGCAGGGTTGGGCGCGGCATGGCATTGGCAAGAACTCTACCATCCGACTTGAGGTTGAAGCAGAATCCACCCCCATAGACCACTACAAGCAAATCATGAAGCAAGCCGCCGAAGGTGCCTTTACAGCCGGCGAACTGAAGCAGCTTATCGAAGCAGTCAATGTCGGTCTTCGTGCGCATGAAACATTTACTATGCAGAAAGAAATAGATCAATTAAAATCTGACCATGAAGTCATGAAGAAGAATACCCATGCCAAAAATAGCCTCCCAGATCCGGATGCTGCGTAAGTTAATTAAGATACCGTGGCGCGTGGTGTATGTGGATCGAGAGATAAAGCCGGAAGAATTTGAGGAAAAGACCATCTACATTCACATTTGGATTTAAGGGGTCATATATGAGCTGGTGGACGAATGTTAGAGATGCGACGGAATCATTGTTATCAACTACAGCCTATCCTATCGATTATCGTGGCCAAAGTGCTAGACGAAAAACAGAAGGTGTTACTGGCTGGGCAAATGATGTAAGAAATAAAGAAGAAGGGTTATTTAACAAATTGACAGGTAGGCGCAGCGAGTTAGAAAAGAGAGAACAAGCCAATCAAGTCAATGAGCAGGTAAAAGCCTATAAAGAGCAGACAAACCTAGCCAAAGAAGAACTGAACACTGTTAGAAACCAGCAGAATGCCGAGAAGCGAAGGATTAACGAGAAACAGGTTAGATCATTGCGAAGTCATTATCGTGCCCCTGGTCTAACCCAATATGTGCAGGGTTTAGGTGAAAGTGGCGAATTAGAAGGTGGTTTAAACCGAAATTTAGGCGGTTAAGACATGGATACCAGTGAAGGCTTAGGAACATTAGGCGCACCGAATACGATGCTTGAGATGCTTCGTAAGCGGTATAATGCGGCCAAGTATGTAGCTGATCTCTGGATTCCGATCATGCAAGCTTGCTTCTTCTATGCGGTGCCTTTTAGGAACCGATACTACCTGCCAGGTAAAGAATTCCAGGGAACCATTCAGAACACCCGCGTGTACGATACAACGGCCGTTGAAGGGGTTAAAACCTTCGTTTCCAAGCTTCATGACACCATGACACCACCGCAAGTCCAATGGGGTTTCCTCGAAGTCGATTCCAATATGGTGAAGGATGAAGAAGATGAAACCAGCCTTCAAATGCTTGAAACGGCTCAACTGGAACTTGATCGCTATATGCGGCAGTTATTTACTTATATTCATGCTTCTAATTTCGATGTTGTCATTAATGAATGTTATTATGATCTCAGTATTGGAACAGCGGCGCTCGTTATTAACCAATACAATGACGATCAGCCCTTTCTTTGTACCTCCATCCCAATGGATAAATTGGCAATATCCGAAGCTGTCAACGGAAAGATCGAATCCTGGTTTAGAACCTGGCAAAACCTCAAAATATGTGAATTGAATACAAGATGGCCTCGTATTCAATTGACCAGCAATCTAATACAGTTAAAAGCTTCAGATCCCGATGCCGTCGTTAAAATGGTTTATGAAGGTGTCGCTTATTTTCCCAACAAGCCATTGGGCAAAAATTATCTCTATGCGGTGTGGGATGGCGAGGATGTCCTCTATTCGGAGTGGTTAAAGTCAAACCCAGGCGTTATATGGCGCTTTCAGAAAACCAATAATGAAACCTGGGGTCGTGGGGCGGTCATGGAAGCATTGCCCTCTATTATCAGTTTAAACGAACTGGCGCGATTAGAACTGGCTTCCGCTAACTTAAATATCTTTAGACCTTACATGGGATTCTCAGATGCTGTTTTTAATCCTCACACTTTTAGGCTTGAGCCTTTTGCTATTATTCCTATTGCTCCTATTGGTTCGGGAGGGCAAGCCCCCCTTATACCCTTACCGGGATCTTACGACATCCAAATTGGGCAATTCACCATGGAAGACCTTAGAAAGCAGATTAAGGCGCTTCTATATGCGGAGACACCTGAGGATTCTGGTTCTGTTCAGCCTCAGACGGCTTATGAGCTTTCTCTCAAACAACAAAATCTGGCGCAAAAAATCGGCCCCTTGTTCTCGCGATTGCAACAAGAATTCCTAGAGCCGGTGATAGCCAGGTTCGCCTACATTCTGAATTCCATGGGCAAGTTGCCTTACCCAAAGGTAGGCGATATCCCCATCATCTTTAAATACAAATCCCCGCTAGCATTAGCTAAAGGCCAGCAGGATATAGCTCGATTCACGCAGTTCGTACAGCTCATGCAAGGGATTATGGGGCCTGATGTCACGCAGCTCTACATTAACCCCAAGACAACGCCTTACCTCCTTTCTCAAAGCTTGCAAATCGATCCGCGTTTCTTGAATAAACCTGACGATGTGGCTAAGGTGATGCAGCGTGTTCAAGATGAACATAGCCAACAGAAGATGCTGGCTCAATCTCAAGGTATGATGCCTGAACAACCCGAAAACCCGGCCTCAACACCAATCGCACCCCCACAATAAAGAGGATAGTTAATGGAAGAAATGTTACCCAATCCGTTACTGGAACGAGAGAATTTTTTTAAAAAATATCAAGAAAATATCGATGAATTAAAAAATCACCCTGAAATGCTTTCCTTTCAGAAAATGTGTTATGAGCTTTTTGAAGCCTATGAATTAGGCAGAAAATTCATGGAATACGTTACTGATAACATTTTATTAAAACCTAATGCCGATATTGAAAAACAAAATTATGTCAATAAAAATATCTGGGGTGAAGGGTATAAAGCATTTCCTTTGATGATCCGCAGTTTCATCATTGCCCACAAACAACAAATTAAAGCAGGTGCCGACGATGCCAGACGAAACGCCGCCAAATCCTAATGGTGTAGAAGTTAAAACCCCTGACCCCAATACGCCTTCCTGGTATATAGATGAAGGAATACCAGGTGTGGGAAATAGACCTGCATGGTTGCCTGAAAAATACAAATCAGCCGCCGAAGTAGCCAAAGCCTATACTGAATTGCAGAAAAAGTTTGGAGAAGCCCCGGCTGAATATGATCTATCCAAATCAAAGTTTATTGAACCTGATAATGCTCATTTACAAGAAATGGCTAAATATGCCAGAGAAAAGCGTGTACCGGCTGATGTAATTGATAAGGTTTTAGCTACCTACGATAAATATTATGAGGAAAATTCCATAAATTATGATGAAGAAGCCAAAAAGCTGGGTGATAATGCTAAGGAGCGTGTTACCGTCCTAGATAATTGGGCTAAAGCAAATCTCAGCGAAGAAGCATACAAAGGACTGACTGCTGCGCTTAAAAGTGCTGATTCCGTAAAGGCTTTAGAAGAACTAAGGGGAAAGATGATGAGCAGTACGACGATGGTTCCAAATGGCAATGATGATGGCAAGAACACCGAAGCTACCTTAGACACCCTAAAGGCAGAGCTTCAAGACCCCGCGAATCTTAAAAAGTACAAGGAAGACGTAAAATACAGAAAAGATTACTCGGCTCGCCTGGAGCTTGCAGCTAAAAATTCTGGCTATGTTGACAAGCAGGGCGCTTAAGGTGTTAGAATCATATTCAGTTCCTGATTGAGCATGACAACTCAGCCGGGAAAGGACACCTTATCGCCAGACCCCTAACGGGACACTCTATCAGCGGCAAGCCCTAAGTAGATTTTAGTCAAAGCGTAATTATTGATTAATTATTTAGGGGCCTATGCCATGTCCACTTCGTTGACAGCAGTACAACAGATAGAATTCGACGCACTCGTCAAAGCTGAATATCAATCTCTCGGTTTCTTGTTACGCGATACCGTGCGCGTCAGACGAGATGTTATCGGTGCGACCGTATCATTTAGAAAGGTCAACCAGATTCAAGCGGTTGCCACTGGCTATTTACAGACCGTGGTTATTCAAGACCCGGGCTATACACAAACCCAGGCAATCTTGCAGAAGTATACGGCACCCACCGCCGTGGATAGTGTGCAGGAACTGACGGTCAACTTCGACGCTAAGATGGAAAATGCGATGTTAGTGGCTAATGCACTTGGCCGTCGCTCAGACCAGATCATCATTAATTCCCTCGCTGTGAGTCCAGGCCAGACCATCGTAGATGGCGGCACGAATATGACTTATGCGAAGTACACCCAAGCCATTCAGTTTTTCGACAACAACGCGGTGCCATTAACTGAACGCTTTGCCGCGATGTCAGCGAGCAATTTCCAGTCTCTGCTCCAGGCAGATCAGTTCGTTTCCACCTTCTATACTCAGAATCGAGTATTAGATAAGGGTTTTGTGCGTGATTATCTCGGCGTCAATATGATTATCATTCCACAGATGAATGAAGGCGGCCTTCCCTTTGCTAGCCCGAATATTCGTGAAACCTTCTTTTGGCATAAGCAATCAACTGGTATGGGAATAGGTCATGATTTCAGAACCGAAATTAACTATTTACCCCGTGAAACATCATGGTTGATAAATGGCATTTTCTCGGCAGGCGCTATCACAATTGATAATTTAGGTATTATTCAGATCAATTGCGATGAACTTGTATAATTTTTATTAATTAATCGGAGATTCGAATCATGGCTTTTACCATTGCAAACTGGACATGCGCTTCACCTTCTTTAAATCAAGGTCAGGAAACTTTAACGCCTTTTGGTGGTTCTCCAACTGTTGAGAATGCGCCCAATTGGTTTTTATATGGCAGTCCTAACGATACGGCTGCAACGATCGAAGCTTCAAATTACTTCCTTCCTCAATATGCCAGTCTCTCGGTTGGCGACTTTATTATGGGATTTGGAACGGATACGAGCTTCCTTTTACAGGTTACGGCGTCCTCTTCGACGACTGTTACCACACAAACTGTGGGCTTTGCATCGAGTGTAGGAACGGCCAATATCATTAATAATGCAGTGACTTATGCCAAGTTTCAGCAGGCATCGGCACATACACTCATTGGCAATCCAACGGGTAGTACAGCCAATGTTTCAGAAATCACTTTAGGCAATGACCTAAGTTTCAATGGAACCACTCTTCAGGTCAGCCCATTGCTTTTAAACTACACTGAAGTCTCAATGACCGCAGCTCAATGGAATGGGATGTATGCAGCGCCCTATCTATTAGTGGCTGCTCCAGGTGCGAATAATCTTATCGTGGTTGATTCCATGTTACTAGAGATGACATTCGTAAGCGCAGATTATGCGGCTGGCGGTGTTGTTGCTGCTCAATATGACTCAACAGTTCATGGCGCGGGGGTTTTAGCTACCAATTCTGAAGCAGCGGCCGACTTCTTTGCGGCGGCGAGTACATCCTTCAGATTCCAAGGAGCCTTTGGAAATACGGTTGGCGCATTGCCTTTCTCTACGACAGTCAATAAAGGGCTGTATTTGTCGAATGCGACAGGTGCCTTTACAACTGGCGATAGCACATGGACAGTTAAGGTTTGGTATAAGATAGTTCCAACCAATTCTTAATAGATGAGGTGATGACCAAGTGGCATATACCAAGACCAGTATTCTAAGTCTCGCGGTAATGCTGCTTGGGCACAAACCTATACAGTCGCTCGATAACGCCGATGATCTGGTAACGGCCGCAGAGCAAGCATACGATATCCTGCTCCCTGCTGTCTTAGCCACGGGAAATTGGCGTTTCTCGATGCAGATTTCTCAGCTCACCTTAACTTCTTTAATTCCTCCTTTGCAAACTGGATGGCAGAATATCTATCTTTTACCTTCAGGCTATCTCAAGAATATTCGCATCATTCCGGAAAACTATGATTACGAGATTTATGCCAATAATATGATCTATTGCAATTGGGGTACTCAGTCCCAAGTTTTCATGGAATATGCGTTCCTTCCCGATACGAGCCAATTGCCGCCCTGGTTCGTGAATTACTTTATCTGGGAGATAGCCGGCTTTTTGTCGTTATCTAGCGCCCAGAAACCCGATTATATGAAAGTGCTAGAACAGAAAAAAAATGTGGCCTGGGCTATAGCGGCCGCCGCAGACGCTCAGAACAGGCCGAATTTCAGCCAGACTGTCTTTCCTGTTCTCAATAATCGCTTCATATCGGGCATTATGGGGCCTTCTAACGTTGGTTGATGAGATAATTAATGGCATACGAAATATGGTCACAAACCAATTTCTCCCGCGGCGAGTTATCGCCGTATATGTACGCGCGCGCCGACGTTGCTGAATACTATAATGGTTTAAAGACAGCCCAGAATGTTTTAACCCTTCCGACGGGTGCCGCTAGTAAACGTTTCGGAACCCTACTTCAAGCTCAGCTCAGTAATTCTATAACCTCATTCAATCAGATTTTCTTTCAAACCTTTCAATATCTGGATGAGTGCATTTATCAGCTTGTTTTCTATCCCAATAATATTGATATCTACTTAGAAGGTAATAAAGTTGCAACCGTCACATCAACAGGTCTAAACCAGCAGCAAGTCTATAATCTTGACAATACTGTAATTCAAACGACATTCCGAGTTAGTGGGGAAGTATTGAATCCAAAGGATTTAACTAGAGCTTCTGATGCAGGAAATGTCATTGCCAGTGTTTCTGGGGGTGTTTGGAATCTCACAAGTGCTGTTACAGCAGGTTTAATCTTGCCGGTTCAAGTTCAGACTTCTAGCGTCCTTCCAACTACAGTCCCTCAAATATTAGCTAATGTGACTTATTTCGCTTTGAACCTATCCACAACTACTATGGCCCTTTATCCTACAGCCGTAGATGCAGCCAACAATACTAACGCCTTTACTCTAGTCGATAATGGCTCTGGAACCAATACTGTATTTACCCTGAATACTTGGGCTTTCTCAAATACTTTTTTTAAGAACCTACCTTTCTATGATTTCAATGGCCCGATAACTTCCTATGATGCTTTGACTTTTACGCCAGGAGCTACTGCCGGAAATGCCGTTACAATTACTGTAAGTGGAGGAGGATATGCTCCTTTAAATAGTTCTTATGTGGGAGGAGTATTTTTTGGAAATGGTGGAACTTCTCGTATTACAGCAGTAGCTTCTGCCACTTCTTTCACGGTCGCTGTACAAGATCCATTTTTGAATACGGATGCCATTCAAGGAAGTCTAGCCTTTTTAGCCGAACCAGCTTGGAGTACGATCACAAATTCAGGAGGCCGTGGATGGCCTGAAAAATGTTCGAGTTATCAGAATAGAGCTTTATTTGCCAATACAGCGAGCCTTGGAAATGGTTTCTGGGCAAGTGTAACCAATGAATATTCCAATTTCGGAAATTTGACTAACGATGATGACGATGCTATTTCATGGTTCCCTTCATCGGATGATGTTAACGTAATACGCTTTATAGTCCCATACAGAAGCATTACGGTGCATACAAACTCTGGTATCTACTCTAGCCCTCTTTCCGACATCGCAGCTATAACACCCTCCAATTTCTCTTTACAGCTACAGGATTCGACACCCGCCGATGTGCTAAAGCCACGCGCGATTGATAATCAGATCATCATCCTTTCGGGAAATGACTGCCATACTCAATTGTGGGATGGCATCAATAATGCCTATACCTCCAGCATCGTTTCAGTGATGAATGAACAGGTTATTAATTCCCCGTTAGATGAAGATGTTTATGCTGATCTCACAAAAGCGGGAAGTCGTTATGTCTTCATTATCAATGCCAATGGATCAATGGCTGTCTTCCAGACTCTCTTGGCTGAAGAAGTGCGAGGTTTTACGCCACAGATCATGGAACAAAGCTATGGAAACGCCAGTTTCTTGCAAGTAGCATCCAGTTCTAATGGCCGAGCCTGGTTTGTCGTCCAGCGAGAAATTGCTTCAGCGGGTTCGCCAATTGCAATCTCAGCTTTCGCGGCTCACTCACTTACCGCTTCCGCAAGCAATTTCTCATCCACAACACCAACGGCTATCACATTTACAACAAGCGGAACTTTACCAGCTTCTGTACCTTCAATAGCAGTGCAAACCTATTATTGGGCTATTGGACTTACAGCCAATACTTTTGCTGTTTATCTTTCTCAGGATGATGCACTAGCCGGTTTAAATGCAATTATGTTTATGAGTGCTGGTACATCCAGCAATGTGGTTCCATGGCCCCTCAGCACAATCTTCACTTTAGAGGAACTCAATCAAGACGTGCAACTAGATTGCGCCGTAAAATATAACGGATCGCCAGCTTCCACTATTACTGTTGGCCCTATTTTTAACGCCCAAAGTGTAAAAATGGTCGGGGATGGATTTGGCTTTGATGCTATAGGCGTGAACAATCAAGTTGTCTTCGAGGCGCACGGAACCCCACAGGATGTTTCCCTGGCTTATATCGGCTTCCCCATCAATCTGAAGATTCAACCCATGCCACTGGCTATGGCCAATGGCGCTTTGATTAAGAGTACGACTCTCACCAAACCCAAGCATATCCGCTCTGTTCGATTCATGTTCAATAACACAATTGGTGGTACAATAAATGGGTATCCCATCGCCTTGGAGCCTTTTGATATGGCGCACATCGGTGATCCTCCGATTCCTTCGATGGGAATTTTTGAACTGATGACCCAAAGCGGATGGGATGATTTTAATACGCCGCTTTATACGATTGAACACGATGAACCTTTCCAGATTCAATTGCTGGGGGTGTTCATGGATGTCGATATTTAGGAGTAAATTATGGGGCCTGAAATTCTTTTAGCGATGGAAGCCGCCGGTATGATTGTTGACTATATTGGCACCCAGAACCAGTTAGAAACCGCCAGACAGGGCGCGCAGCTTGAACAAGCGGGTATCGAGGCTAATCTTCAGATTACTCGGCTTGAATCGGCCAATGCCAGCCTTGAGGCCATGAAGAAGCTTCGGCAGAACATCGGAACGCAGGCTGTCATCTTCGCTGGCCGTGGAACGCGCGCCGGTGCCGGCAGCGCAGCACTAGCCAGTCAGACCTCAATATCCAACTTCAACGCTGATGAACGTAGTCGGCGCATGAATCTATTAGCCCGAGAAAGCCAGCTCAGGGCTGGCAAGATTTTATCCGGTATGCACCAGTTGACCTCTGAAACGCAGCTCGGTCAGAGCCTAACGAATCGCTTTTTTGAGAAGTTGCCGACCGATCCTGAAGTCTGGGAAAAGGGCATCAATAAGGCCAAGAAGTCATTTGGAATGACCCAATTATCATAGGAATCGAACCGTGGCTGAAGATTTAATCCCCTCTAAGCGTGTAGGGCCGGTGTCGGCAACCACCTCCAATGCTCCTGAAATCCCGAGGCAGGAGAAACTAGAAACAGCCTCTATACCGAACTACGGCGAGGAATTTAGAGAGTTTGCTGCTAAGGACAACTGGATGTCACGGATAGGTTCAAACGTGGCTGCACGGGCTTCTAATGAGCTTGCAGACCAGATAGGCGGCGAGATGGGTAAAAACCCCAATGGCCCTCGACCACTCCCAATCACTAATTTCGATGCCCATGTAGCTCAATCCTATGAAACCCAAGCCCATGCTACGCTGGGTTTGGAGGCTGATAAGCTGATAACGGAATCTAACCTTGAGCTATCTAAAGTCGGACGTTTGACACCTGAGTTGATCGATAAGAAGCAGAAACAGGTTCAAATGGGCTTACAGCAGATTTTCGCACAAGCCCCTTCTGGTATTCGACCGCAGTTAGAATCTCAATACGGCACGATGCAAATTGCTCAGAATCAGCAATTGAATAATCGAATGTTGAGACAACAACAGGAAGATAGAAAATCTACAATCGATTTATCGACTAAAAATACCAATGAACAAGCTTATGCCCTGGCGCTAAGTGGTGCGGATGCAGATAAAAATGGCGACTCTAAGGCTGGCCTTCAATCCCTTTTGGCTCTAAACGCGCTTTATGATAATGCCGTGAGAAATGGTGATAAGACAGAAGAAGAAGCTAAAATTGCTGAAGATTCTGCAACTATTTCCTATCTTTCTGGAAAGTACATCCGACTCGGAAAAATTAAAGATGAAGAGAAAAATCTTCCCGAATTCCTGAAAAGCCTTTCTGAGCCGGTTAAAGATCTCCCTGAAAATTACAGACACGCCGTACTTAGCAATGTTTACAATTACTTTCAAATGCAGCAGACATTGCGCGCGCAAGATGAGAATCTAAAATCCCAGCAGATGCTCAATAGGATTGTGACAAAGCCAAAAGATATTACTGGTACAGAATTGCAGGAGTTTAAGGAAAATGTTTCGCCTATAAAATACCAAGAAATGCTTTTTAAACTTATTCAGGCTCGCAAAAAACAAGATCAAGAAGGTCTAGGTGTTGATGATTTAATCCAAAACTATGGAAGCGGGGAAGCGCAAGCTAGGTCAACAGATAAAACCAAAAATTCAGCATTTTACAAGAACGTTTCTACGACCATTAAAAATAATCCAGACATTTCTCAGGATGAAGCCGAAGTTCAAGTAGCTATGACATCGGGAGCGCCGGTTCCTGTTTTCATTAAAACGTTGAATAATGATTTAATGGGTGGAAATCCCTCTCGGATAATATCTGCTATTAATAAAATTTCAGCTTTAAGAGAAACTGAATCTGAACATGCTTTAATCGGATTAACTAAACAAGCTGACGCTATTGCAACCCAATTCGAAGCAAAACGCGGCTCTATGCCTGATCCTGATTTAGCTCGTGAAGTTACCCATAATATAGTTAATATAAAAGATGGTTTACAAAAAACACTCGACAATTCTTGGAATCTAAAACTAAAAACGAAAGGTGCAGCCGGTGCTTATCAATATACCTCATTGTCAAACTTCGCCTTAAAGGAAGTCGGTCTTAGCAAGAAAGACTTTGCGGGTAGCGAAACGTTTGCAACTATTTATGGAAATGATATTTATCAGGTTCTAAAGTCCAATTATGATGTGGCAGGCGGTGATTACGAAACAGCCCTCTCGATGACAAAGCGATATGTCGACCAGAATTACGGTGAAACCCGGGTAAACGGTGCTATTCAAAGAACAGATAAGCCAATCGAGAAAGCGTTAGGATATAAAGACTATGATGTCGTTCCTTATATTCAGCAAAATCTTTCTGAGAAACTTACTGAAAGTTTTGAAAAGAACACATCAGATCAAGAGCGATGGTCTGTCAAACCGGTTGATAAGAATCGGATAACGGGTTTTGGCGCACCATTCAGGCATACCTACAAACCATTGGAAGTTGTACGTCATGTTAGAACACCATCGGGTTTAAAAGAATTTACCTATCCTGTCTCATTAGTTGGAAGGCCAGGGAATTCATGGGAAATAATGCTGAATACGCCAGATGGGCCAAGAAACATTCTTTTGGTCGCTCCCCACCAAGGAATAATATCCTATACCCCCGACAAAGCAGCTATTGACAAGGCTTATATGGCAGGACAGCATGGATGAGAAAGATCCGCAAAATATTATAGATGTTGACAGCAATTTTGAGTTTGTTCCTCAGAATCCGTTTACTATTGATGGGCCTGTCACTAATTCAAGTGAAAATATTGCTTATCCAGGGTTTCCAGTTGAAGATGAAAAACCTGGGTTTCTAAGAACGGCATTAGAAGAATTCAAAGAACAATCCACCAACGTCCATGCTTTACATGCCGCACAAAATAAAGGATCTGAAGAAAATATACCAAGTCCTATTGCTCGTTATTTATTGCCTGAATCATATTTAGATACTCAATTTTCATATAGACCAACGCCTGATGGCTGGACTCCTAAATCAGAAATAGAGCGATTGACTAATGTTGATCCTAAATTTATTCCTCGCTTACTCGATTCCAAAAGTCCCCAGGATTTCCAATATCGTTTGAATGATTCCTATGAGCAGCAAGAACACGAAAGAATCTTGGAAAACGGCTCTTGGGCAGCAAAAGTCTTTGGTGGGCTAATAGGGCTTTCTCCTTTGGGCAGTATTGAGAATTTCATCCCTATTGCCTCTGTTGCAGCAAAGGCTAAAGTTGGATCATCATTTTTTAATGCTATGTACAAATCATTTCCAGGTGTCTTAGGGGCTTCCGCTATTAGGGAAGGCGCAAAGCAAATGGATAAGCAGAATAGTAATCTGGGCGATTTTGTATTAGATACTTTCATAGATACCGCTTTTGGAACCGTTTTATTTGGTTCTCTTGGTGCAGGAAAATCTTTATTAAATATATCGGAATTTAACCGGCTAAAGGAGTTTTCAAAGAATTCTCTGAAAGGTATTGGATATGAGTATATCGTAAGTAAAGAAGGCGCATTAACGGGTTTTAAAGCTGTTGACACGACAGGAGGGTCTGTAGGTGCAGCCGAAGTGACAAAGGCACAGGAAATGGCTGATGCGGCCTTTTACAAGGGCGGTATCTTTAAGATTCCTTATGTCGGCGCTGGAGCTGTTAGATTGTTATCTGGAAACGTTCCTGGCTTTAAATACCTATTCGGATCACCTTTAATCCAGTTGAAGATTTCAAAATATAAAAGTGCTAATGCGTTTGGAGATGCCGCTTTCGATCACTACATTACGACTGAAGGAGAAGCTAAAGGTGGCACAAGACCTGAAAGTTTTGAATCGAAAGTTAAAAGAACCAGGGCAGATTTAACCAATCTACATTGGCAGACAACTGCTCTACATGCTGAACGCAATGGCTATAGCATAAAACCTAGGATAACAATAGGAATTCAAAATGCTTTCAATTCTTTTAGGCAAAAGGCTCTTGAGACATTATCTCAAGAAACAGATAAAACAAATTATATCGGTAAAGAAGAATTCATGGATGAAGTACAACGGGTTCTCTATACGGGCGAAAGCCATGAAAATTCTGCCGTGAATAAACTCGCTAGTATCTATCGTAAAATTATTGATGATACCTATAGGGATTATCGTGTAGCACACAATCTTCCTGAGGATTGGCTGCCACCTAAAACAGCCGTTGAATACTTAATGCGTGTCTATGATACGGCCTATCTCAATACTGCTGAAGGTGAATCTCAATTCATTTCAGTGGTTTCTAAATGGCTTAAAGATTCTGATGAAACCATTGAGCAACATTTAAAACCCATTAATGATCTCAAGAAGCAGATAAAAGATTTCCAAGAAAAGCACACTGAAGCTATCCGAGAACTAGGTACTAAAGCTAAAAATAGAACTGCTTCGACTGAATTATCGCCAGTTTCAAATGAAGTCAATAAACCTTTAAAGACCTATACTGCCGAAGAACTTAAGGCTCTTGAAAACAAAACCAACCAAATTGGCCAAGGTACTTCACCAAGACCCGATGTTTTTATTACCTTATCGCAAATGAAGAATAGACTTAAAGCAATGCAAGATCAGTTGCACGATAGGATGCGCGAAGATCCTTCCTTATTGATACATGTTGATGATTTCAACGCTTTCTCAGCCAAAGAATCAAAGGAATTGACAGCTCTTCTAAAGCCAATAAAAGACATTGAAAAACAAATAGACGAACAAAAATCAGTCATATCGAAATTAAAAGAAGAAAAAAGCAAACAACTTTCGGCAGCTAAGGCATCGGAAACAAAACAGAAAGCCAAGCCAAAGGCAGAGAAATTCGTTTCAAGTGAAGAAAAAATCAAAGCAGAAGAAGATAAGCTCAGAGACCTACAGGACAATTTATTCCTTGCTCAAGATGAGCTTAATCTAAAAGCCCATAAAGGTGAAATTAATCCCAGGTTCTATAACAAGGATGAAAACATAATCAGCTTTAAAAATCCTAAAGAAAGATTAAAGTTTAGAGATACTTACGAATCCGATTTTCATAGAGAAACCGCTGCAAAAGCTTATTACGATTCAATCATGAACTTAAATCCAGAGGATATTGTCGCCGATGTCTTTGGTAGAGTTACTGGTAAACCTTCCGAGAACGCCTTAAAAAGAAGAACTTTACCTGTTCCAGATGAAATTCTTTATAATAACAAATTCATGACTAAAGACCTTTATGCTAAGACTGCAAACTATGTGAACTATCTTTCTCGAAGAACCCATCTAAAAACTTCTTTTCAGAATGTTACGGTTAACGGTGGTTTTGAAGAACTAGCTGAATCGCTATTGAATGAATATAAGTCGAATCGAGCTTTAATATCTAATCGAATTTCTAAACTAAAAGAAGGCGAGCAGTCTCCTAAAATAAAAAAACAAATTGCTTCCGAAGAAAAAGCTCTCAATAAAGAATCGCTAGAATTTGAAAATATTAAGAAGGTGATGAAAACCCTCTATGAAACCAGAATGATGGGAATCAATAAAAGAAGTGAGTTTGATAACATGGCTCGTAATACTTTAATGTCTATTACGGCTGCTGCTAATTTGCATAATTTAGGGGCAACTCAGATAACTGATGTAGGCTTTATTGGCTTTCAACACGGTGTTTGGCCTTTTATTCGTGATGGTGTTTACCCATTTATAAATTGGCTAGCAACAATGGGAAAAGGAGCGGATAGTGCTGCTTTGAGAGAAACGGCACCATCCTTAAATCTAGGTTTACAGGATATGCTCAATCATACTGCTGATAGAAACTTTAACATGGATCTTCAGCCATATCTAAATATGGGTAAAATAGAGAGTGGAATTCAAAAGTTCGCACACTTTTCTTCTATAACGGATTTGACACCTTATATAGACAATGGCATTCAGCATACCGCTGGCAGTGTCATACAGTCTGAATTCATGCGAATTCTACATAAATCCGTAGAAGGCACTATGACAGAAAAAGAATCTTTGTATCTTAGAAAATATGGCATTGATCCTAAAAAATGGGATGAAAGAATGGTAAAGGCTTATCAGGAAAGCGAAGGTTTTAAGACAGCCGCTGGTGGATATATGTCAAACTTTTGGAAGTGGCAAGATTTAGAAGCTTCCAATGAATTTAGTAAAGCCGTTTTTAGAGGTGTTCAAAATACTTTGGTGTGGAAAGGAATGGCTGATAGTCCTTTCTTCGCTGATAATATGTTAGGTATGTTTTTTCATAATTTTACCGGCTGGGGTTATGCTGCAACCAATCGATATTTGATACCTTCTTTGCAACATCCAGACGGCGAACTCTTACTTAAGATGCTATGGATGTACGGAGCCGGTTCTCTGGTAAGTCCAACACGCCGAATGTCCCGAGGCGAGAAACCATGGCCTGATAATATGACAGATATTCAAATCGCTTATGAAGCTTTTTCGGATAGCGGTGTGTTTAGTGTAATAGGAAATACTTTGAATATAGTAAATTATTTAACCAATAATAAACTAATGGGTGATCTTAAAAACGACAAATTTACTAATAGGGCTAGGACTGGAATATTTGGAATGAGTGATGTTTTAAGCTCAACTGCTAGCCGAATTTCAGACGTTCTAGGAATGGCTGCTCATAATGAATGGAATGAAAGAGACTTAAAAACCGCTGCCCACATGCTGCCTATAACGGGGGCTATGTATGGGCATTGGGCTAGTGATAAACTGATTGAAAGTTGGAATCTTCCAAGGAACAGAAGGGCTGCTGAAGTTGAGTAGGAGTATTAAAAATGCCACAGGTTATTATCCCAGATATTCTTCCGTTGACGCAAGCAATAGCTATGGGCGGCCAAACGCTTTACTCGACCACGTGGACTGCCGATTATGCCTCAGATGTGGTGGTTTATTCTCGACCTGCCAATACCCCAGCCAATGATGCAACGCAAATTCTCAATTCTTCGCAATATTCTGTAGCCTTTATTGGGGATCAGCAAATCGTTCAAGTGACTCTCGTCACGCCATCTACCTTGGGCGATGTTGTTACTATAACGCGAATGACGCCCGCCGACCGTCTCAATCTCTATACTAATACCAATTTCACCCCCACCATGCTCAATCAAGACTTCGGCATCTTGACGCTGGTAGACCAGCAAGCGCAGCTCGTCAATCAGCAAGTGGCGCCGCGCTATAACTATTCGGCTTTCATTCAGCCCGTTGTCGATACAATATTGCCCATTC